TCGACAGAGTAACTGCTTCAGCTTTACAGGATTTGCTTCTTAAGTACGAAAACTGTTGTTGGATTTGTGAAATGACTTTAGACGTCGTTACTTGGGATCACGTTCAACCCCTTTCTAAAGGCGGAGCTCACACACTATCTAATCTAAAACCTTCTTGTCGTTCTTGTAATAGTCGTAAAAGTGCTTCATGGCCTTTTACAGAAGAAATGAAAACTAATATTGCTAACGCTGTACGAGCATCACGTACGCCACAAGATCATACCAATCTTGTTAGTGACGGTGAGGAGGTGATCGCATAATGTCAGGAATTGATTTTTCACCCCCATCCTACCGCGCAGCATCGTCGGATTTAACAATATCAATTAGCCCACTGGGTTTAGTAGAACTCGCAGACGAAGAGTTTGAAGTTCACGGCCCACGCCTAAATAGATATTCGTTAAATTGGGCGATGTATTAGGTACCTAGGACATCACTATTCATACCGCCGTCAAACAGGCGAAGCGCAGATGGTTCTTAACTATTACCGCGCATTCACAGACTTTGTAATTAACTTTACATTTGGCAAAGGCGTACAGTTCCGTAGCCCTAAAGCAACAGAAGCAATCATTCCTGACTTGTTAGAACGAGTTTGGGAAGTAGATAACAATAAAGCCACAGTACTGTGGGAAATTGGTCAGCAAGGCTCTGTATCAGGTGACTGTTTTATCAAAGTTGCTTATGAAGAAGGCTACACAGATACAGCAGGTCTTACACATCCAGGACGAGTTCGCGTACTACCTTTGAACTCATCTTTTGCATTCCCAGAGTTCCACCCACACGACCGCGAACGTTTAATTCGTTTTAAGCTTAAGTATCGTTTCTGGGGAACATCTCTTGAAGGCACCCGCCAAGTATTTACCTACACAGAAATTCTCACAGATGACATCATTGAAGAATACATCAACGACGAACTCATTGACTCTCGCCCTAACCCGCTTGGTATTATTCCCATTATTCATATTGCTAACGTCCGCATTAGCGGTAGCCCTTGGGGTCTTAGTGATTGTAATGATATTATTAATATTAATCGTACCTATAACGAGACTGCTACAGACATCGCTGACATCGTTAATTACCACGCTGCGCCTGTCACAGTCATTATTGGCGCAAAAGCTTCTCAGCTTGAAAAAGGCGCTAACAAAGTATGGGGCGGACTTCCTAAAGACGCTAAAGTAGAAAACCTAGAAGGCGGAGCACAAGGACTTAAGGGTGCAATGGAATTCTTAGCAATGCTAAAGAAGACTATGCATGAAATGGTAGGTGTTCCAGAGACTGCTCTTGGTCAAGCACAGCCTATTTCTAACACTTCAGGTGTGGCACTTGCTATTCAATTCCAACCTTTGATGAACCGATACCACCAAAAGATTATTCAGTACGCTCGTGGACTAGAGCGCGTTAACGAGATCATTATTCGTAGCCTTGCAGTTAAAGAGCCAGAAACATTTACCTGGAACCCTGACACAGACACACCTTTGAAAGCTGGGCAATACGACCGCCTAGATCCACAAGACCCTTTGACTTACCGCTCTTACGCACACTTCCCACAACCACTTCCGCTTGACAAGCTAATTGCCCTAAACGAAGTTCAATCAATGCTTTCACTTGGTCTTGAGTCTAAGGAAGGAGCACTTCGCACACTTGGCGAAGAGTTCCCAACTGAGAAACTGTATGAGATTCGCCAAGAACTTCTAGATGATGCTCGCGCCGACGGTGCTTTGAAGCTTATCCAGACACAGATTGAACAAGAGATTATGCAGCTAACCGGCACAATGATGCCAGAAGGCGAATCAGGAATGGCCCAAGGCGGAGGAATGCCTGGAGGACAAACTCCTATGGGAGCGGCAATGGAAAAGCCATTGCTAGATGGGGCTGATGCAGTAGCCCAACAAGGTGAGAGCGCATTGCGCAACGCCCTTGTAACTGAAGCTTACGGAACCAAACTCCCTCAAAGGAGAGTTTCGAAAGACTCTGAAAAATAAAAGCGTTTAGCACTTGTTTTTCATTGGTGTAAGGCAAAATTCAATATAGAAACAACTGTTAGGTCATACGTGCTCTCACTTTGGACAACGACCCCTAGGACTAAGGATATAAGCAATGGAAACTGCAGAAAATATGGCGGCTGCCTTTGAAGGCGAAGCCGGTACGGCTCCAGTCGTAAATGTGTCGGGCGTTGACGCGCCTACTGTTACTACTACAGAAACAGTTAGTAATCAGAAGTTTTATACTGAAGAGGATCTAGCTAAAGTACGTTCTCAGGAGAAGTCAAAGCTCTACCCTGAAATTGATTCATTGAAGGAAGAGCTTAACTCACTACGTAAAGAAAAAGAAGAAGAAACAACTCGTCGAAATGCGGAAGCGCAAGCGGAAGCACTTCGTATTAAAGAAGCGCAAGAGTCTGAACTAGACGCAAAATCTTACGCAGAACTTAAGACAAAAGAGTTGCAGGAGCAGTTGGAGCGTGAGCGTTCTGAACGTGAACGAGCCTTCGCTCTTCTGGAGCGCGAAAAGACATATGCAGACTTACAGGCTTATCGCCAGCAAGTGCTTGAAACTGAACGTGAAGCAATCATTCCTGAACTAGTTGATCTTATTGCAGGTAACACCCGCGAAGAGATTTCAGCAAGTGTGGAAAGTTTGAAGGAACGATCAGCAAAGATTTTGGAATCAGCGCAATCTGCAATGCAGAATGCAAGGAAAGAAATGACTGGTACAAGGGCGACCTTGCCACCAGCCGGACCATTGGAAACTAATTCGGAGCAACGTAACTTTACGCCACAAGAAATTGCGGCAATGTCCCAGAACGAATACGCCAAATATAGAGATCGTCTGTTGAGCCCACAAGCCCGAGGTAAAGCCTCAGGCATGTTCGGATAGTAACAACCCAACTAAAAACCAACAAGGAGTCAATTTAAATGGCATCAGGTATTACAGGTACCGGCAATTTAGCCGCAGCACCTACAGCGTACTCAGGTACAAATACCCAGCTGACTCAAGCGATCCAGACTATTTGGTCAAAGGAAATTCTTTTCCAGGCCATGCCAATCTTGCGCTTCGAGCAGTTCGCGGTAAAGAAGACTGAACTAGGTGTTGCACCTGGTCTTCAGATCAACTTCATGCGTTACAACAACCTAGGCTTTGCAAACAGCCTAGTTGAAGGTGTACGTATGCAGACAAACGCACTAACAGCACAGCAGTTCTCAATTACAGTATCAGAGCATGGTTATGCTCTTGCTGTTTCAGAGCTATTGCTAAACGCTTCATTCGATGACGTAATGGCATCAGCTTCACGTCTTCTAGGTCGTAACATGGCTGTCTATCTAGATCAGCTTTCACGCGACACACTATACGCAGCAACTTCAACAATCTACGGTGAAGACCGCTCAGCTCTTTCAGCTGTAAACAACTGGTACGCAGATGGAACAACAGCTGCAAACCGTGCTGCTATGACAGGCTCATACAACATGACAACTCACACAGTTAAGGATGCAGTTGAGACACTATCAACAAAGAACATCCCTCGCTTAGGTGAGACATATGTTGCATTTGTTCACCCTCACCAATCTCGTAAGCTTCGTGATAACCCAGAGTTTATCGAAGTAACAAAGTACGCTGCACCAGGAAACTTCATGCTAGGTGAAATCGGTCGTTTGTACGACTGCGTATTCATCGAAACAACACAGGTTCTTAAGGTTGTTGGCGGAGCTGGTACTTCATACACAACTGACACAGCTGTTGCTAACCCAACAGTAACTGCTGGTGGAGGTTACTTAACTCCAGCAACAAAAACAGGTAACGGCGGATCAGATCGTTATGCAGCTCTATTCATTGGAGACAATGCATTCGGTCACGCAATCTCACTTCCTGTTGAACTACGCGATGGCGGTATCTTAGACTTCGGTCGTGAGCACGCTCTTGCTTGGTACTCAATCTTCGGTCTTGGTCTAATTACTGACCAGGCTGTAATTGTTGCAGAAACAAACTAATAACTTAATAGCTTGACCGTTGTGGCGGGGGCGTAAAAACCCCCGCCCAACACAAACTT